GGTGCACTATAGTTAGAAGTCACCAATAATTTATAATCACTATCCAACCATTTCTCAATAAAATTCTCTTCATTTGGCTTTGTCACCGTAAGAAGCACATTACTAGTTATTGGATCGGGTATACCATAATTTGAAGTCTCCAACAATGTATCGCTTTCATCATACAGTTCTGTGAAGTAGTTTTCTTTATCGGGGTATGTAACTGTAAGAAGCACATTACTAGTTTCGAAATCAGGAGCATCATAGTTAGAAGTAACTAAAAGTTTATCATACTCATTAAAGATTTGTGTGTAATAGTTACTTTTGTTCGGAAAAGTCACTTCCACAAACACATTGCTGGTGTTTACATCCGGTGCACTATAGTTAGAGGTTACCAATAAATTATAATTACTATCCAACCATTTCTCAATAAAGTTCTCTTCATTTGGCCTTGTCACCGTAAGAAGCACATTACTAGTTATTGGATCGGGTATACCATAATTTGAAGTCACCAACAATGTATCGCTTTCATCATACAGTTCTGTGAAGTAGTTTTCTTTATCGGGGTATGTAACTGTAAGAAGCACATTACTAGTTTCGAAATCAGGATTATCATAGTTAGAAGTAACTATAAGTTCATCAGACTCATTAAAGATTTGTGTGTAATAGTTACTTTTGTTCGGAAAAGTCACTTTCACAAACACATTACTTGTGTTTACATCAGGTGCACTAAAATTGGAAGTCACTAATAAATTAAAATTGCTGTCCAACCATTTCTCAATAAAATTCTCTTCATTTGGCTTTGTCACCGTAAGAAGCACATTACTAGTTATTGGATCGGGTATACCATAATTTGAAGTCACCAACAATGTATCGCTTTCATCATACAGTTCTGTGAAGTAGTTTTCTTTATCGGGGTATGTAACTGTAAGAAGCACATTACTAGTTTCGAAATCAGGATTATCATAGTTAGAAGTAACTATAAGATCATCATACTCATCAAAGATTTGTGTGTAATAGTTACTTTTGTTCGGAAAAGTCACTGTAACAAACACATTACTTGTGTTTACATCAGGTGCACTAAAACTGGAAGTTACTAATACATTCGCCTGATCATCTAACAATTCGGTATAGTAATTAAAAGGATCGATCTCCTCTATGGTCATCAATGTATTACCATTAGTATCTGGTGGTAACTTTGTTATTTTTTTCAATAGCTCATTCGTATTACTATTATGAATAGTTTGTTCGAATCGTTGATCCAAATAATTTGTGGTCATTATTTTATGCACTAAACCCGGAATCCCTGCTACCGATTTGTTTAGATACAAGTTGTATCCTATTCTTTCGTATGCAGGCGGAACCCTATTTATATCTAATATAGTGTAATCAAAATCGGATGACGTTTTAAAATACCATGTTCCATCTGGATTTGCACTTCCATCAATATTAGCACTCACATTTACTAATAAATAGTTGTTTTCAAGTAAATAAGCGATCGCTTCTTCTTCTGAAAATAATCCTGTATGTTGAGTAGAAAAACTTGCATCACCTACAATTGCTTTATTACGATATTTGATATAGGGTTCTTCTTCCAATATGTATTCATAAATTGTTGTTGTCGTTTGTAATATTTCACTTTCTTTTATTCTAACTTCTTTTGTGTCTTCATTTGTATACTTTGTAAATATAGTAACGACTCCTTCGTCATTTGGAGTGGATGTAGTCTTTGTTTCTAACAATATATTATCGCTATTTATGATGTCTTCTTTTTTGGAGTCATCAAAATAAGTGGTTAGATGAATCACATATTGATTCTCATCCGCTAAAAAAATTTCGGTGGTTTGTAATGTAATAGTATCATTCGCAATAGTCTCAATGCTTGAATATGTCAAATTATTTTCATAATTTATCAATGTTATAACCTCTCCTTTTTCATTAGATGGTGATATATTTATTGTTTGTAAAAGAGTATCGTACTTATCTGAAGTTGTGATAACTTGAGTATTATCTTTATAAACTAATGTATTTGTAATATTTTGTGTGATTTCGTCTACAGTAATAGACATGAAAACATCATTGTTTGGTTTATTTATATACAACTCTGCCATACCGTCAATTTCACCAGAAGTTCCATATAAATAAATAGTTAATGCATTTAAGGAAGATACATTTAAAGAAGATCCATTTTGCAAGTCAGCTACAACGTTTATTTTTACATTTGTAAACTCGTCAGTTGTTGTTTCATCAATCATAGACGAGTTAAAGATGACATCGGAGTAAATGGCATCATTGCTATTGTCAATAATCCAATCACGTATATCAACTACAGGTACATTTGAATCAACAATTCCAAAAAGAAACCACTCTGTTTGTAAATCAAATTGTTTTGATATATTTCCAGATATATATAATTCATTACTGCTATCAAATACTATTTTACTAAATGATGTATATACAGGATCTCTATCGGTTGTAAATAGGGTTTGTTGGAAATATATATTAGAATGTACATCTTCAACTGCCGTGACTAATATGTAATTTGAGTCTTCTAAAACCGTAGCATTGTTTGAATTTACATTCAGATATGTATAAACATCAGAAAGTTCAAAATTATATTCAATTTTCAATAACAATTTTGATATCACTACATCTGACAAAATTAAGGTACTTTTGTTTTCGTTAAAAAACATTTTCAAGTTATTTTCGAGTAAATCTACATTCGATTCGAATAGTATAGGTTTATAAATTATATTAATATCATTGTAACTTGAAAAGAAAGACGCTTCCTTAATCACAATAGTATTATTAAATCTCGAGAAATAGGTCTCGTGAGTGAGATAGGGTTCAGTACTAGAATCCGGTGGTGATATTGTATATTTATCTATATCATCAAATTCCGAAGGTGTATTACTATTTGTTGCATACAAATACACATTCGCATAATTGATGTACTTCACATCCACAAGATTACTATTTACATCAAGAACATACGAAATTGGTAATTGGTATATATCTATTGTTTCTAATGTTGTTTCATGAACAATCGCAAGGTTATTGGAATTGTTTAATATAAATTCCCTTACATATGCATTACTCAAATTTGAAGCGGTTGTTACAAATGCATAATAATCGATTATGTTATTAGAATACGAAGTCACTTTTCCTGTTAATAATATATTATCATTGCTAAACTCACATAAATTTATTGATGTTTTTATTGAGCTTTTCATAGAAGTAGTTGAAATAAACGGATGTTCTGAATATTCGATTTTATTATTTGAATTTAAAGTTGTGATAATAATGATATAATCAAGCATGTCACTTAATGCTGATGTTGAATGAATGTCCAAAGATGTAAAAGCAAAGCTGATAGACAAATTGTCAAGTTGATGAACATCATATTGTTTCATAGGAAATACAGAAGTAGGATGTTCTAGAAATTGTATATTGTTTTCGATGAAATCTTTCAGAGTATCTTGATTGTAAAAGTCAACATCACTTTTTAATAATGCAATAGGGGTGTATATTTGATGAATATCAGTATATTTTGAAAATAAAGTCATATTTGTAATGTAAATTGTTTCATCGAATCTAGAGTAATAATTTGATAATGTTATGTAAGGTGTCGTTTGAGTGGGTGATATAGTAAATTGATCAATATCATCAAATTCCGAATTTATATTACTATTTGTTGCATATAAATACACATTTGTAAAATTAATATGTCCGATGTTTGTTATATTGCTGTTTAAATCATGAACATATTGCAAAGATGAATCTATTAAGTATTCAGTGGAGGTTATTTGACCACTTATAATAGATGATGAATATTCTGTACTTTGTATTATTTTTCGAACATCGTTATTTGTTAAATGTGGAGAGGTTGTAGCATAAAGATAAAAAATGGTTACATTTTCTGTGTCGGGAATAACATTACCCACTATTTTAATTGTATTGTTTATATAATCAAGTGAACATGTGGATAGTTCTGTGCGTAAAGTTGTTAATGTATCGATAGATGGTCGTATATATTGTTCAATATATCCAAAATTTTCATTGGAGTCTAAAACTGCGATAACGATTATATATTCACTATTTTCATCTATAACTTTTGAAGAAGATATATCATATTCACTATAATAATTGGTCACATTGATGTTTTCCGTTAATTGACCAATAGTACCTTTTGTAACAGGGGCAGTTATATATATCGAATCTAACAATGGTAACGATGATAAAAAGGTTTTTAACTCTTCTGAATTTGTTAAATCCGTATCTTTTGCAAAGGCGATTGGTTGATAAATTTTTACAATATTGTAATATCCTGAAAAAATCGTAATATCCGTGATATGAATTATATTGTCGAATCTTGAATAGTGAACCGATTGTGTGATGTAAGGTAAAAATGTTGACGGTGTTATTGTTAATCTATCAATATCTTGAAAATTAGACCCATCGTTGTTTTTTGCATATAAATATACATTTACATAGTTGATTTGATTTGCATTTACTAAACTATGATCTAAATCGTAAATATATTCAACAGACTTTGAATGTATGTCAATATTGTCAGTAAATGAAACATTAGTTATTATTATTAAAGGATCATCTATAATGGCTACAACCTGATCGTTTGTAAGTGTGGAATTGGTGGTCGCAAATATATAATAAGTAGAATTAACACCAGTATCGGTAATAATATTTCCTGAAAGCCTTACACTGTTATCATCAATATTTATACTACCTGATGTAATTATGGTTTGTAGTTGAGTTGTTATGTAGTTTGATGGAACTATATTTTGTATAAAGATATTTATGATATCATTGTTATCTTTGGATGCAATAAGTAAAGAATACTCTATATTCTCGATTATATGTAAACTGGATGACAAATCCAGTGAATTATAAGCTGTATAAATGTCAACAGATGATGTTAAGTTTCCAATTGAATTTTGTATGATAGGTGTGGTGTTTATATAATCTAATCCAGATAGGCCGCCAAAGACTTCCGTTTTTAATAGTTCTGTATTCGTAAGGTCTACATTACTTGTAAAAAGAAGCGGTCTATATATATAGTCAATATCACTAAAACTATAAAATAGGGTCATATCCGTTAAAGTAATTGTATCATTAAATCTTGTATAAATGAAGGATGTTGTAATGTAAGGGTCAGTTGAAACATGATTAATTGTAAATGTATCAATGTCATGATGTAATGGATTGTTACTATTTGTGGCATACAAGTGTATGTTAGCATAATTGATAAGGCGTGTGTCAACAATTGTATTCTCACTTTTTATATCGAATGCATGAGACAGTTCTACAGCATCAAAATTCAAATTGGAAGTTATGCTTTCTTTTATAATATAGGATACATCTACCAGTTTTGTTATAAAATCTACAACTTCTTCATTTCTTAAATTTGAGTTTATGGTTGCAAAGAGGTAATAAGTTGTATCATCTGTGGAATCGGGTTTTACATAACCATTAATTTTGATATTATTTTCTAAATCGTCAAAAAAGCATGAGGAGAGTGTGGTTCTTAAGGTTGATATATAAGAGATGGGTTTTTCAAACTGTTTATATGTAATGCTGTAATTTGTAGAATCTCCATAATTGGTCAATACAACAAAGTCAAAACTGTTGTTGATGATATATGTATAATCATTAATCACATCATTAAAATCATTAATATTACTGTACAAACTATCTATTATTTCTACTATTTCTAAAAACTCGACAGGTAGGTCATCTTTTATATTTTTTCCATATGTATTTATGAACTCCTTTAGAGCTGTTTCATCGACATCTTTAACTTTTACGGTACGATCAAATGCGGCATATTTTATACTATTTACATTGTTTAACAATGTAAAAACTGTTCCAGAGACATAATTGACACTATTAAATGGAGAAAACTTAACATTTTCTATGAATACATAAGGAGATAAATTATCATATTCTACAAATAAATAAGGAATTTCTTGTACGATATAATCGAAATTTTCTTGAAATTTTAAGTCGTCAACTAATTCGTTAATTTTATATTGAGAGAGTACAATATATATGAACATATTAGATACGCTCTCCAATGTTGATATTTGACCGTTTTTATGAACAATAAAATTTAAATAATGTCTTAAGCTTGTACTAGAATTAAGTGTACCACTGATAATATGATGTAATGGGAGTGAGTTTAAAAGGGGAATACTATCTTTTATGGACATAAGTTTGTATGGTACGGATACGATATAATAATGAAGAGTAGATGAAGTTATAGTAATATCTGTTAGGATAGATAACGAATGTGTATTTTCGTTGTAATTAAAATCATAAGAAGTAATAGAATCATAATAAGTAACGTACGGTTTTTTGGATGAACTAAGCAGTATATTTTCGGCAGATTCGATCAAGGTTATCTCAAAGTTTACGCTAGTATTAATAAATGTTCTTGTAATATTACCATTATATCTATCCGGAACATAAACAATATCTTTAGTTAACAGGACACCATCTTGATTTTTTAATGTAGTTGTAGTGGATACATCTGTTAGTATTGTTACGGTTGTAATATCATGAGGTGATTCAGATGATGTGGATTTCGATATTGTGTATATTATTGTATCAAAGAGAGTATTTTTTACAGTTATAGTTTGATCACCATTAGCAAAAATTTCAGTAATTGTAGTATTACCATTTGTAAAGTCAAATAAAGTTGTAATACTTGATACTGCGTCATCATCTAATGGAACAATGACTGTCTCTTGTAGAATATTATTGGCACGATCTGTTTCATAAATAGTTTTAGAATTTTGAGAGTATTCACAAGTAGTAGTTATGACAATACCTGTTTGTTTATTTTCAGATTCTATTTCAGTTGTTTTAATGATATTATTTTCATCATCTTTTAAAGTAGTGAACCTGTATCCATTTGTTATTTCTATTGTTTCTGTTATAGTATTGTCAATCTCATTAATTGTCATTGTATTTGTAGTAACTAAATACGTAACAGGATCAGGAACATATGTTTCAGTTGAATGAATAATACGATCTTCAGAGTTTGTTATGGTAGTGAATGCATATCCGTTTGTTTTTTCTATACTATTCGTTTTTGTATTATTAGGGTTAATAATAATTGATGTAGTGGTCACAATACCAGTATCATCAGGTATGGATACTTCTATTGAATGAATGATTATATTTTCAGAGTTTGTTATGGTGGTAAACCTGTATCCATTTGTTCTTTCTATACTATTCGTTATTGTATTATCAGGGTTATTGATAAGTGATGTAGTGGTCACAATACCGGTATCATCAGGAATGGATACTTCGATTATTCTCAGAATGATGGAGTCGTCATCTAATTCATTAACAACTTCGTAACTGGAACCATTTAATTGTTTAGTAGTCTTTGACAAGGTATGGTAAACATTGTCTTCAAATGTTATGATTATAGCTCCATTTATATCTGGTGCTGAAATAATCTCTCTGGTTATCATTTCATAAGTGCTTGTGAAAACAGTTGTCATAATTTTCATATCTATATATTTAACTACTTCCGTAATCAGATGAAGTTCATTCGGTTTAGATCTGGTAATAACTCTGATAATAGTATTTTCGAAAGTTACTGTAGCTACACTTGATCCATCAGCTTGAGTCACTGTAACTGTTGTTTCATTCGTTATTTCATCAAAAGTTGTTACTGTGACCTCTCCAGTTAAGAATGAATAGATTTGTCGATCTAAGATATTAATTTGTTCATTAAGTTTTTTATACATGTTGTTAAAACTTTGTATAGTTACACATGCGTTATCTTGAGCCATATCATAACGATTTTTCTTTTGAACCATACCATGTATATTTGAGGAAGCTATAGGTAATTCTGTGTATTGAATATTGTAATCGTCGTTTATTTTTAACCATTTTGATTCATCTATACCAAGTTCATAAGGATATAGAGTGAGTGTTTTATAAGCACTTGTTGTATGCAATGAAGATGTTCCGTTACTAATGTCTACATTATTATTATTCTGTTGTCCAATAGTTGAACATCCTAAGCTATTTAGAACAACAGAAGTGTTTAAACCATAGCAATTATGATATTTTTTCATTAAAAGTACATCATCTTTAAATGATATGATAGAAGTAGGTTTGTTCATATCATTAAAATCACCAGTGTAACTCATCTTTGACAATTTTAAAGCATCGTATACAGGTTCTAATTCCGTCCATGTTAATAAACTTTGGAATTGGGACATATTAGAATCTACAAAAGTACCAATATCATTAGTAAAATTTAAAAGAGAATTTACAATTTTCATTTGATATAACTCTTCAACTTTACTTGACAGGTCAATGTTGACATCATTTATGGTTTTCCATGATATTACCGAGTTGGATGAATTATTTGCAGATGTAAAGTCGTAAGCATAGTTTACAAATCCAAAGGTATTTTCCGAGGCTGTTTTGATATCAACTAATTGAATGTTTCCGTTGGTATTGACACACTGTATTACAAAAAAGGTATTATCATAAACCTCTCCCTGAAATAGATCGAGTTTTAAATGATTATTTATATTTGCATTTTCAAATGTAATATTAGAACCATCTTGTTCGCCTACTGTGCCTATATCTAAATTCTGTCTACACATTAGAAGATCGAGATCGTCATTTTTTAAATTACATTCAGTTACTAAAAACACACTATTTTTAGCGTAATTACTTAATGTTTCTTTTACAAAGTACATATCGATATTATTATATTGTTCTCTGGTAAATTCATAAGCATTATTATACATTTCTTTGAGTGTATTAGCAGTAACAGTATTATTTGATATATTTGTATTATATGAAGTTTGTAAAATGAATTCATTTTTCAAAGAGCCATTATCATTTAAGAACAGATCATACCATTTTGTTTTGTTTGTTCGCAATCCATTAACTAGGACATTATCATTTTCTGATCTTAAATAGCAGTTATTCATATTTTTGTTTGTGTCTATGTTATGATAGTAAAACTTTTCAACAACCAAATCTTTTACGATAAGTAGATCGTTATTTTGATATGAAATATCCCCTATTCCAAGCGAAACTGATATATCGTCTTTGTTAATATGACCTATATCTTGTAAATTTGAATGAAAAACAAGAAAGGTTGAGTCGTATAAATCTTTAAAAAAATCTGAAGTAGTTGGTACATTTTTCAGATCTTGAAACAGTGCAGAAAATACAGAGTCATCTATATTACATCTTGGTACAAAACTTATATCTAAGAAAAAGTCACTAAGTCGAATATTGTCGTTATTTCTCAACCAATCATCATATATATACCAATATAAAGTTCCCTTATCATCTAATGATTTGACGTAACTGGAATATGGTATTGTTTTTTCTGCACTCATAAGTTTAACTTGAAGATTTGTAACTTTAATTTTTCCATCGAGGAGAACATTATCCGCATTTTGTTTTTCTAAAGGACCAACATTTAAAGTATATCGAGATTCATCTGTATCAAAAACATCACCTAAGTTTGTATTTTTTGTAAGTAGATAACTCATGGGTGGGTGTGTGATACAATGTTTTTACTTTAATTATAAAAAAATGAAACATAAAAAATTTCAAAAAGCATTTGATTTTTTTATGAATTGTTGTTTAAATTTATTTGGTTATTTTAATTCAAACTAAGAACGAATAAATTCTGTTATCGAGATCTTCAATTTTTTCAAGAAGCAAATCGTACATTTGTTTGAACGATGTGATAGATACAGTATATGTATCACCAATAGTATTAAAATTGTTTAATTTTTTTACAACACCATAATTATTTTTCGAAACAATGGGTAAATCTGCGTAAATGATTTGATTTTGTTCATTAACTTGTAGCCATTTGTTGATAATATTGAATTGGTTTGGGTAAATATAAAGTTGGTCAGTTTCAACAACTTTAAACACTGCATCGCCACTTTCAATAAGAACAGAATGTTTATTTTGAATACTTAAATTACCGCATCCTAAATTAGTGATGTTAGATGCCGCATTTTCGTGCATTCCTATGCAGTTTTGAAATCTGTTGATAAGAAATATGTCATTTTCGAAAGCATGTATAGATGTGGGGTAGGTATTAAGGTGAGTAAAATCTCCCGAGTAACTTATATTTAATATTTCAAGATTTTCGCAGATTAAAGATGAAAAATCATTCGTCAAAGATTTAAATTGGGATAAGTTAGTGTCCAATAAGTTTATGTCATCAACGTAATCAGTAAATTTATTTTGATAATATAGTGATTTGAAATTGTTAATTATTCTATTAAAGGTTGTATGTTTTTTTTTAAGATTTTTCCAATTCATAACACCATAAACTGGGTTTTCGGGTGATTCAAAATCGTAAACAAATTTGACAAATCCCAAATGTTCGTTGGTTGCGATTTTCAAATTACTCAATTGAACATCACCGTTGTTATTCTTGCATGTTAAAAACAGATCGTCCAAGTCATACATATAGGATTTCATATCAAAAGTGAGATCATTTGTAACAGATATATTTGAAAAAGACACATTTGAGTCATCTTGGGTGGAAACATTTCCCAAATTTAAATTAAATCTGCATAATGATGTTTCGAATTTATCTTCGTTGAGAAGATTGCTACTTCGTACGAAGATCCCATCGACTGCATAATTACTTAATGTATTTAACAAATGTTGTTTATCAATATGTTGTTTTTTTTCATTAAAACGGAACAGGGTAGCATCGTACATATTTTTTAGTGTATTAGCAGTGACAGTATTATTTATGTTAGCGTTTTTATAGGATGTATCTAATTTGAACTCATTTTTGAGTAAACCATCATCATTTAAGAAAAGGTCAAACCATTTTGTTTTGTTCGTTCGTAATCCATTAATTAAGACATCGTCGTTTTCTGATCTTAAATAGCAGTTATTCATATTTTTTTTTGTATCGATGTTATGATAATAAAATTTTTCAACAGACAAACCTGTTACCATAAGTGACTCCATATTTTGAAAAACCATATTTCCAACTTGAAGAGATTTTGTGAGAGTATCTTTATGAATGGATTGAATATCTTGTAGATTTGAATTTAAATGTAATAAAGATAAACTATCTTCAATTTTATCGAATACATCGTTAGTAGTTGGTGTATTTCTAAAGTCATTAAAATTTCCTGACAGAGCGGAATTATATAAATGTTCTTTCTTCGTTAAATCAACATCGAAGAAAAATTTACTTAAGTTTATATTATCATCAGATATCCATCCGTCATTAATAAACCATATACATGTACCATTATTATCATAAGATTTAATGTAGCTGTTATATTTTTTCAAAGTTGATGAGCCGTGAGCGATAAATTTAAAATTATTAGTAGAGATATTTGCGTTATAGAGGTGAATGTCATCTGCATTTTGATTTTCCAACGGTCCTATATTTAGATTTTTCCTGGATCTTTTTAAATCGACGATGTCTCCTAAATTTTCGAAAGGAGAAAGAAAATAACTCATTATCGTTAAATAATAATAAGACGATTTTTAAGTTTTTCTGAGATTATATTGTTTGATGTATTGATTTCTTGCGAGTGATTCTTCTAAAGTTTTAACTCTGTCTAAAAGAAGATTATAGGTTTTATAAACAAGAGTCGCGCTTGCTACTTTGTCATGATCTAAATCGTCTAATTGATTTGTGGTTTTTACTGTACCATAAATTTCCTCTGTAGCGATAGGAAGATCTGATGCTTGAATTTCACCTAATGTGTTTTTAGCTTTAAGAAATTTACCGTTAAGATTAGATCTTCCATTTTCTTCAAAGGTAAATTTTTTAGTAATGGTCAAATTTTCAAATGTTGCATTACCACCGGAAATAAATACATATTCTTTGTTTTGTAGACTCATATTACCAAGACCCAAATTACTTCTAGCATTTTCAGGATTGGTAATATCCGAAAGATTTAAATCTTTCTGAAGATATGTATCATTTTCAAATTGACTTAATTTTGTTGGTTTATTAATGAGGTTATTAAAATCGCCTGTATGTGCAACAAGATGTAATCCTAAATTTTGTCGTGCAATAGTTGCATTGACATCTTTAAGGTTATTTTGAGCGAGAATGTAGTTGTCGATACCTGATAGTTGAGATAGATGTGTGGGCATATCATCTTTCAATGTTTTTATGCTATTTGACAAAGAGGTAAACATATTGGATATTGCGTATGAAGACGGTACTGTGTCAGCAAGATTTGCAGAGTATTCGTGTGATATTTTAACAAGTCCTTCTCTTACACTATGCGTTGAGTGAAGTGGAATAGTTGCAATGGGAATTTCTTCCCAGTAACATTCGCCATTGATACCAGATTTAAGGAAAGCACCTTCAATAGGATTTGCTGAATATACAAACTCGTTGGTAATGGTCAAGTTATTTATGGAAACATTGTCAGTATTTTGTGAAGCTAAAGATCCTATGCCCAAGTTTTCACGAACAGTATCTTTCGAGTCTGAGAATTCAGAGAGGTTGTTGTGAGTTGTGAGTAGTCCAAAGTATTGAATAAGCGAATTGACAAAATCAATTTCAGTTGTATCTGCAACACGAAAGTATAGATCGTAATAGGCACGTCTTAAAGCTGCGGCAGTGGGTGCTTCCGTTGTACTGTCAGATGTATAGGAATCTATTAACTTAATAAGACCATGATTCGATGTAGACGCATTTGGGATATCAACCCAAACCGCATGATTACTACTATCAAGTGAAAGGAATTTACCATTTTCTTGATTTGGATCAGGAACGAAACGAAATTCAGAAAGAACGAACAGATTTGATACAGTTACGAAAGATGTATCAGCTGTAGCTAAACTTCCTAGACCTAGATTACTTCTAGCGGCGACAGGATCTGTAATTTCTTGTAAATTATTATCTGCTCTAAAGTATGCGCTTGTCTCGAACAGATCTGTAATATTACTGGGAATATTAATTAAATCGTTATAATCACCTGTAAACGCAACTTTACTAAGTTGGTTACTTTGTACAAAATCCTGATCATTATGGAATAAACTGATCGCCACTTCATTTTGTGGTTTAGTGGCCCATTCAGATAGTATATCATCTCTCCATCCAACAGTTCCTTGATCATCGATCGCCATCAAAATCTTTCCCGTAGCTACATCGGGGGTATTTAAAATGAGTTCGTTTACGGCTATAGAGCCTCCTGTTATGTTTACATTATTGGAGTCTTGACTTGCTAATGTTCCAATACCCAAATTTGTTTTAGCTTTTTCGATATCTGTAAGATCACGCAGATTATTATTTGCGATTAAAAAAGTGCTCATATTTTAATTGTTTATACGATTAATTTAATGATATAAAAAACTTACGCTTTAATAACTAAAAAAAAAATGCCTGGTGGATTGTTACAATTAGTTGCTTATGGTGCACAAAATATATATCTAAACGGGGATCCATCTCTTAGTTTTTTCAAGAAGGTTTATAAAACACATACAAATTTTGCCTGCGAAAGCATTAGGATCGGTATGAACAAAACTGAAATAAGTTTCAAAGAATCTTCACATCTTATTGCAAAAATTAACAGAAATGCTGATTTAATAAATGAAATGTATTTTATATTTACATTACCTGATATAAAGAAAAATGGGGAAAACCGATTTCAGTTTGTAGAAAACTTAGGTGAAGCTATAATAAAGGAGTATTACATATATATAGGAGGCAATATTATTGACAAACAATATGGCGAATGGTTACATATATGGGGTGAGCTTTCATTAAGTTCTAACAAGCGGTATGGATATGAACAAATGATTGGAAATGTACATGAGATTTATCGTCCAGATGATTTTAATCATATATCTGATGGTAAGATCCAGATATATTCTAGAAAAGTTGTGGTTCCATTGAAGTTTTGGTTTAATAAGTTACCTGGTTTATCACTTCCTTTGATAGCATTACAGTATCATGATATAGAAGTTCATGTTATATTAAGGCCATTGTGTGAGCTTGTTACGGAAAATGATGAATTAATAACAGATTATACCAGGTATTTTGAGAAAGAGAGGATCAGTATAGATCCATACCTTGAGTGTAATTATGTATTTTTGGATACAGAGGAGAGGACATTTTTTGCGAAGAACTCATTGGATTATCTTATTGAGCAGGTTATACAGATTCCGTTTTACAATTTAAATAATAATAACATATTAGATTTGGTATTACAGAATCCAGTGAAAGAGATCATATGGGTCATATCTCGTAATGACAATGATAAAAGAAATACGTGGTTTGATTTTGGAGATGATAGATATGATATGTATGGGGATGGTACAGATATAAGACCCAAAGAGGTACTAAAGACTGCCAAGTTGACGTTCAATGGGTTAGATCGAATCGAGGATAAGGATTACACTTATTTTAATTTGATACAACCTTACCAGCATCATACTGTAATTCCAAAAAAGGGAGTATATGTATATTCGTTCAGTTTAAATCCTGAAGAATTTCAACCCTCTGGTTCATGTAACATGTCTAGACTAAATAAAATACAGTTACACTTGAATCTAATTCCACCAAGCAAAAGTACATATAAGTATGATGCAAATGTTTATGTTACAAATCATAACTTTTTGAGAATAACTGGTGGTCTTGCAGGTGTTGCATTTGCATGTTAGAGACTATGTTTTTTTTGTTTCTTTATACTAAATATTATGTCATCTAATGCTTATTTAGGATACAATGTAGAAAACAGCGATAAACTAATGGTAAAAGTTAGTAATTTATCTGATAAAATTGAAAAAAAGAAACATCAATTTAGCAATATGAAGCAGAAGATTCAAAATCTGTCACAACTAAATCAAACATTAACAACAGGTTACGAGTTATCTTTAAAGATGGTTGTCGATGTAAGTAAATTATTACAGAACTATACCAAAATGTTTGATGATTTAGAAGTCACTTTAAAGAATTTAGATGATGTAATGGGTGTACAAGATGTAGATATTCGTTACATTAGTGATTTGACAAAACAGAGCATTCAAAAAATAACTTCTGATTTTAACGACCAATATCCTAAAATTGTATATGAACTTGAGAAACAAGGTAATCGTGAAAGTGCTATGATGGCTAAAAAGCTCAAGACTATAGCAAACGACTTACCCATACGTGCTGATGAAATCCAAAGAATAATGCCAAGTACTCTCAGTAGAGGAGGAGGGAAGATAAAACGATGAAATAATAATTATATTTAAAGTAAAAAACTGTATATTAACCATTGAAAGAAAAAATATAGTATGGCATCAATCATGACTGATTCTTCTTTATTAAATGTAACACCTATTAATGTTCCAAAAAAAAGGGGTAGGAAGCCAAATATTTTAAAACAGCAAGAATTGGAGGCGAATATGGCTAATGAGTCTTCATTTCCAACATTACCTACATCGAATGTTGGACGGAAAAAGAAAAACAATTTGAAATATACGACTTCATCTATGGAATCATGTAAACAAAAATCGAATGATGTTATAGATGAGACCTTTCATTCTCAAGATACACCATTGATTTTACATTTAAATGTTAATTGTGATGATAATTTTGGATGTTCTTCGAATGATTGTTTGATTTCAGACAACACGTATGAAACTGATTTTTATGAATATAATCCTGAAATAAAAGAACCGATTGCGTATGAAGATCATCATTCCGATAAATTTCAATCTACACCTGAAAGTTATAAATTGATGAAGCAGCCAAGTGTTACACACAACTCTACATCTATTGAAAAATATTTTGACATACACAATCCTATTATAGATGATATATCTAAAAGAAATATGGAGCTTGATACAATAACTAAGAGACATGATCCATCTGAAAAAAAGAATCTTTCAAACAATATTGTTTTATTGAAAAATATGATCTCAAATGAAGAATGGTGTAATAATACATCTTATTGGTGTTATTGGGATTGCCACTCATTTGATAATCCACCATTTGGTATCCCAATTAAATATAACAACGGAAAGTTTCATGTATATGGATGCTTTTGTTCATTAGAATGTGCGGTTGCATACAATTTTTATTCAAATGAAAATATGGACAATGTTTGGGAAAATTTCAATTTATTAAATATGATGTCCAATATGATGTCGTACAAGTTGACACTTAATTCTGCAATTTCACGGAAATGTTTGAATGTTTTTGGTGGTCCTTTGAACATCGAAAAGTTTCGTGAAAAAAGTATAAAAAATAGTAAATTTAATATTTTGACATATCCAATGGTCTCAATTGTAGAACATGTAGAGGAAATTAACGAATCATCATCATATGACAATAAAATGAATGGTATCATTCCATTAGACAGAAACAGAGTTTCAAAGATTGAGGATACTAACAGAGTATATGACAATTCAATATACAAATCTAAAACTATTTTAGAAGAAACGATGAAATTAAAGTTTACACATTAATCTTATAGATCGTATTAGTTTGTCTATTTAATGTTCCAATCATATCTCCAATATCCCAATCATTATTATTCCATATTCTTTCATATATAAGATCAGTATCTGATACATAATATATTTTACCATCTATTGCTTCTTCACTAACATCTTCCTCTTCACAAATCTCTTCCTCTTCACAAATCTCTTCCTCTTCACAAATCTCTTCCTCTTCACTAACATCTTCCTCTTTAATATCCTCTTCCTCTTCCTCTTCACTAATCTCTTCTTTACTTAATTCTTGATATTTATCTTTATTTGTTTTATCTGTAGATGAGTGATAGTCTTTATTCGTTGATGATTTATTGTTTTTTTTTTCATTAAGATCTGTACTATTATTGGTATTACAGATTTTACAATCTTTTTGACTTTCTTGTTTTTCGTAGTATTTGAGTCTTTTATAAAGCAGAGTTAACTCGTTTAATAAACGGGTATTTTCATTTTTAGCAGCGACTATTAGTGATACAGTGGTGAAAGATTTATTGTACTCTTCAAGTTCTTCTACTTTTTTTTTTAAGTTATGGTTTTCTTCCAATAAATCATTAAAAATTTTGTTTTTTTCTTTAAGATCGTCATTTTCTTGAATGACAAACTCTATGTTAGTTTTAAACATTTGTAAAGAATCAATAATATTCGATATATTACTTATATTTAACATATTGGCGATGAGTTTGCTATATAATTATATAAAAAGATTAGCGATTGTCTTTTAAATTAAAATATGAGTTTGCGTGTTAAATGTGTATATTTAAAAATTGTTTATTTTCAATAGAATATAATGCAGGTTAACGATAAGAAAAAACGTGTAATATTTTGTGGAACTCATCCAGTTCAGTTTAACGGTTATTCTAAAGTGGTATATGAGCTATGTAAAAATCTGTTATCGTATTCTGATATTGAGCTTTTCATATTTGGTTTTCAGAACTTTTATAAATCAGAGAATCATTTTAAAGAGCGTCAACTTTTAAATTGCGAAGAGATATTTGACGCATATGCAAACGAAGAACCTAAGAAAAAAGGTTTTGGTGAGAATTTAATTAAAGATTATGTTTTAAAAGTTAAACCTGATATTGTAATAATTTACAATGATCTTGTAGTTATTAGTTCGTTATTGAATAAATTAAATGAAATAAAAGATCGAGATTTTAAGATAGTTCCATATATTGATATTGTATATAAGAATGAAAAAAATCACATGATAAAGTACATTAACGACAATGTTGATGGTGCGATTATGTTTACAAATCATTGGAAAGAATCGATTTTACAACAGGGTTTTTCTAAACCATTAAGTGTGATGCCACATGGATTTAACAAAGATATGTTTTATCCAATTCCTAGAAAAATTGCAAGAAAGTTTGTGGGTATTGATGAAGATGCATTCGTCATTGTAAATCTTAATCGAAATCAGCCTCGTAAAAGATGGGATATATGCATAATGGCTTATATAAAATTTATATGCAAACATATGGATGATAATATCAAGTTGATGATAGCAACAAACACCACTGGTGGTTGGGACATTTTTGATATAATGATTTCTGAATGTAGGAAATATGATATTACATTTCAAGATTTAAAAAAGCATTTAATTATTTTACAAAATCCACAACAAATTACTGATAAAGAGATCAATATTATGTATAATGTTGGTGACATAGGTATAAACACATGTGATGGTGAGGGTTTTGGTTTATGTAATTTCGAACAGGCTGGGGTAGGTATTCCACAGATTGTCCCTAAAATAGGAGGGTTTGTAGATTATTTGGACGCTTCACGATCAATATTGATAAACCCGAAGTGGACTTATTATTGTGATCATAGTCGTGATTTTGTTTCTGGAGAAGCGGAGGTATGTGATATAAATGATATTGTCAACGCACTTGAGTATTATTATACAAATAAAAAAGTAAGAAATGAACATGGTAATCTTTCTAGGGAATACATTTTGCAAAACTATAAGTGGCAAGATATAGGAAAGGTATTTTACGATGTGATCCAAGACTTTACACACGATGTTAAAATTAGTTCATCATCTGATACAAGTATTACTAGCATAACCGAAACAGAAGATATTGATATTGATGCTCTAATCAATGCTTATAATAAAGATGATAATATCGTGGACACTACTATAATGAATGAAAAAACATCAAAAGACACTTTTGGAGATGCTGATGCTCTAATTAATGCTTATAATAAAGATGATACTATCGTGGACACTACTATAATAAATGAAAAAACATCAAAAGACACTATTAATGCTGATAGTGACGATGATAGTGACGATGAACTAATCATTATAGAGGGTGGTGGATAAGAAAAGCGGGATTACGGGTGTTCGATACGACATCCTTCATGCTTAACTATAGGAATGTCCTCCATTAACAAATGACTATTTACCTTAGGATGCTCTGAAATGGCATGACGTTTTGTCCAATTGTTAAAGATTTGTATATTTTCAGGACAACATGTTACTTCTGTTTCATTATTTCGATATTTACAAACGGGATAATTATGATAAGTGTTAAATTCATCTAAATTATAAGCAAACTGATTGTGTGTGTCTTTATTACATGCGTAACCTAGACAATCTGAATACTGTTTTGCAGGTGGTTTTACTATACCACAACGATAATCTAATGATAAATGATCTGTTTTGAGTTTTTGTTCAAGCACAGGATCAATAAAACATCTCATATGAGTTGTTGAATCATCAACAGAATACAAATTTTGTTCTTTATTATCAAAATGACTATTAGTTTGTAAGTTATCAATTATTTTACAATTTAATTTTACAGATTGGTCGTAATAACTAGAATTTTGTGTATCGTAAGAGAATGTCATTTTGTATTTTTATTATTCATACATTTTTTTGATACGATTTACATATTCGATTTCTTTTTTTGTTGCTTCAAACTCGTGAACTGGACTATTAATATTGTTTTCTTTCCTGATAGATTTTTTTTTATAATCGACATAAACACTGGTGTTAGATTTATGTATAAAACGAACATACATTTTTGGGTTGTTATTATTAAATAAAACTATCTTTTGTGGATTTGTTAAAATATATCTTTTTACAATAGAGTCTTCTTTATTGTTAATATTTTCGTATTCAATATAATTTTTTTGGAATCCAAAGAATATATAAGTTCCTGTTGGTATAGATATTTTCCAAGTAAAATTTGTATTCAAATTATGTTCTAAACGATTGGAATAGACAAGTATCTCTTTGTTGGGTTGACTTGAAAGTTTAACAAATAAAGTATGTAAGTAATCGTCTGATCTCCAATCGTCATCGTCCCACGTTGTCCAAATGCAATTTTTTGGAACAAGTTTAAGTGCCATGTTTCTTTTAGCTCCAAGAGTCAATGTTTTAGGAACATGTAGCTCGACTATATTTGAATACTCCCTGTTATTTAAACATGATATATTAGACTCGTTAACAATGATAAGATGTTTATTCTTATATGTTTGTTTTAAAAAATTATCAATAGACACTTTTGCATAATTAATTCTCTCGTTATTTTTTCCAGTAACCATTAAGCAAAAAATGTCGATATAATCATGTGTATTAAAATGTTCATAACTTAAACATGATATTTTAGCTATTACGATGAAAATTACTATAAGTAGCACTGAATACATAACAATTGTTTTATTCATTATATTTAATTATATTCAATAATTAATATGTACAGAAGAAAAGAAACACTTATTTTATCAATATTTTCATTAATAGTTGTTATAAATTTATATTTTAGTGTCCAAAAATGGAATTTAAAATCAAATTCAAAAAGGTATTTTGTGTTCGACTCTAAAATGAATGAAACAAATAACAATTTTGATACAATTCCAGATGTAATTAGAACAACTCTTTCAGATCTATCTGTAAAACACGCATACAATTATCATGACGCAACAATTGTTTTTACAAACAAATTGGACGATATAGAAAATTTAAGAAAAATGAGGTATAGTAAAAAGTGTAAATGGATATATGGTTTACGAAGTATTAATATGTTATGTAGTAAATCGGTATTAGCATTAGTAATACGTAATTACAACAACAATAAATTTAAATATAGCATACCCAAAACATATGTCATATCTCACCGACCTGATTATATCGAACTCATGAACAGAGAGTTTGATCCTAAAAGTGGAAAGCCTTTACAACCATTATTATTAAAAAAGAACATACAAAGGCAAAATGGAATTAAGTTTGTTTTACATAAGGATGATATACAAATAGAGGATGGTTCTAACAATAATGTAGTCTGCCAGGTATTACTAACAAATCCATATTTGATGAATTCAAGAAAAATAAATATGAGAATTTATTTATTAATCATATGTGATAATAGTTTACATAAAACTTTTGCATATATATATAATGATGGATTTATGTATTATACAAAAGAGCATTTTTCAATGAATGAAGTCAATCATGACACACAGATAACAACAGGATATATAGATCGAAAAGTGTATCAAGAGAATCCTTTAACTATTAGTGAGTTTATCAAAACTAAACTAAAAAAAGACGAAGAGGTAAATTTTAGAAAGAGTTTAGTCAAGTTGTTTAAAGATGTCCTACAATGTTATAAGCCTATATTTGAAATAAATGAGTTTGATCATGGTCCAAACCATTTTGTTTTACTTGGATGTGATATTGCACCTGATGAGAATCTGGATTTAAAACTGTTAGAAATAAATAAAGGACCCGATCTTACTTTTAAAGATCGTCGTGATGAAAAACTGAAAAGGGATATGGTGAAAAACGCTTTAAGTGCTGTTGTTAATTCAGAATATAAAACGATTCCAAATTACATTAATGTGCTTTAAATTTAAAATCATAATATGTAAAAAATGTCAAAGAAAGATAATCAGTTAAATGTAATTGATTTACGAGGTATTAAAAAGCTGGAAACTATGATATTTTCAAATCCTTTGTGTGTATTTTTGCATTCTAATAATTGTGGCCCATGTAAATTATTCTCAAATGTATGGGAGCGAGTGGTTCATTCTTTTTCAAATGACAATAATGTAACATTTTTGAAAATAGAGGTCGGGATGATTTCGCAAATAAAAGAACATGCGCCTCAGTTTCATAATAAAGTCCTTAAAAAAATGATATTGAGCTATGGTTATGTACCAAATATAGCCAAATACAATCCGTTAACGAAAAGAGTGTCTATTTTAAAAAATAAAACAGAGGATACATTACATTCTTTCATAAAAAATATTTAAGAGAATCAAAAATGATATAATTATATGAAAGATGGATCAAGAAAGATTATTTAGATCTATTTTACAAGAAAAAGAACAGAATTCGTTTGTTGATAACATATTGAATAATAACAATATACAAATGCATGGGAGTTTAAACGCATATTGTAGAACATCATATGATCCTTCAAATAATGATCAACAACAGGGTCAAAGTGAGCCTATGTCGAATGCATTAGCTATACAAGATATGGATCCTCAGTTGGATGATTTTAAGAACAAGGTCAAAATTTGGATAAAGTTGGACAATGAAATCAAAGAACTAAACAATAAGATAAAGGTATTGGATAATGAAAGAAAGCAAAGAAAAAAATACATGATGTCCTTAACGCCACATATACTCTCTTATATGAATATGAATGAAATTGAGGAGTTGAATTCGAGAGATGGAAAGATACAATATAAATGTTCAATGATTAAGCCCCCGTTGTCACAAAAGGATGTTAAATCAAAGTTATACAATACATTTACAGAGAATCATGATGAGTTGGACCATATTTTTTCGGCAAGAGAAAAAATCCAAAAAGTGTCTTTGAGGCGTTATCTTAATTAAACGGTGTCTTCATTTTCAACAGAATCTTGTATAATCTCAACAAGGGTTCCTAAATGCATTTTGATGGTGTAGTCAACTTGTTTACCATATATAGCATCTTCTGGGTACATTGAAAGCCAAATATTCACGGCATTATTTGTAAGTTTTATTTTGTTATTTTTTTTATCGTATAATATTAACAGTTTTGCATATTTCTTAATATCTTTAATTAAATCTAAATTTTTTTTTTGTTTGTCAATAATATTGTATAAATCTTTAACTTCTGTCGAATTTTCGTCCATAGGAATACTGAAGACATGTTTCATTTCTTTGTTAATAACCTGAATGGAATCGGAAACACTTTTAATAATGGAAGGTGTATTCGTAGATAAGTCAGAGCTGATATTATTTTTGTTGTTAAAAATGAAATTTATAATTTTATAATGTCTAAAGTATACTTCTTCAGAGTTTTCTTCTTTAGGATCGGACTTTAAAGAACCAAGTATAGTTTCTTTCAATTTATTGTTATCGGACAAACTATTAAGTACTTCGTTGTCAACAAGTATTTTACCTTGATCATTAAATATATTTACGGTTTCTCGGTTCATAAGAAAAAGATTTTTATAAATGTTAATCAAACCATGGGTTGATTTGTTAAACTCGTTATTTATTATGGCAATCATTTGTGTGTTTTGATTTACCAATTGTCGTAAATAATGAGTTTTATCGTGTACTTGGTTAAAATTTTCTACATTAAAAAATGAAGTAATAATTGAAAAACCAAATGCATAAATAAGAACTGTTAAAACAATTGCTATCGAAAAATACATTACAATTTCTACATGCTTATTATTCACCATAATAAATTATATTTATCATTTGTTACATATTAATAATAACAAAAATAGTTTAAAACAAGTTTTACAGTTTATATAAGTAATATTTAGTATGACTTTACAAGATATTTGGGTCGATTTAAAAGTTATATCGATGTTAGAACCATCGCGAAAGTTGTTTTTTTGTGATGACGGTTTAGCCTTAGAACCAATAAGTTATTTTTCAACTATAAAGCGATGGTTAAACAATTCTAATCGTCGTAATGTTATAAATCGGATTAAACAAAGAGTCGAAGAGCTGGAACGCCATTTTCGTTCTGATGAGTTTACTGATAATAATTGGATAAAAAATGAAATCATAGATATATTAGACAAAGTCAAACAGGGACTTTTGAACTTACAGGAGACTTACACAGGAGACTCTCAAGTAAAAGCAAACATAGATCTTTTGATAGCACGTTTAGAGTATATCCGGTATATATCCAATTCTAAAGATTTACAGAATTAACAAAAATTAAAGATTAAAAGAGAGTATTTAAATAAATATGAAAAGATCATGTCAAAATATTGTAGGAGAGTTTTTAATTGATATATGCCATTATATATGTTCGTAAAGAATACCTAAAAGAAAAAAATTGAATAATAAAAAGAAAACTCAGATTAAATTAAGATAATATACGAAAAATGGCATATAACTTAGTTATTGTTGAATCATCTACAAAGGCGAATATAATTGCAAAATATTTAAATGAAAGTGACGAGTTGAGATCTCATGGTAAGTTCAAAGTAGTAGCGAGTCAGGGACATGTACGTGATATATCAAAAAAGAAAATGGGTATAGATATGAACACATTTGATTGTGATTTCATTATTATTGAGAACAAACGTAAAATCGTATCAAATTTGAAAAAACAAATTGAGAACGCACATAAAGTATATTTAGCGGCCGACAACGATCGTGAGGGAGAGGGAATAGCTTGGCATTTAAAAGAGCATTTTAAATTAAAATCAAAAAAATATGAGCGGATTCTATTTAATGAAATCACAAAAAAAGCATTAGTTTATGCGGTATTGAATCCTGTAGATATTGATAAAAACATGGTTGATGCGTATTTAACACGAAGAATATTAGATCGTTTTGTAGGATTTATGATAACAAAACTTTTATGGAAATCGTTTAGTTCGAATGTGACATTATCAGCAGGGAGAGTGCAATCAGCCACTTTAAAAATTATAATGGATAAAGAGAAAGAGCTAATAGATTTCGTATCTGAACCATACTGGACCATCCGTGGTGATTTTGGAGATCATTTATCGGATACAACTTTGTATTACAATAATGCAATTTGGAAGATTAATGATAATAAAATAGTAAATAAAGTTTTATCAGAAACGTTGAGTAGAGCTATTTTCAAGTTAAAATCCTGTAATGTAAAGAATAATATCAAAGAGAAACCACCATTACCATTTACAACATCAAGTTTACAACAAGTCGGTTATGGTGAATTTGGATCGATAACAAGGATTATGGCAATTGCACAGCAGCTTTATGAAATGGGTGCTATTACATATATGCGAACAGATAGCACAAGCATCAATACAGATATGGTTAATAACATAAAGAATCATATAGAAGATAAATATTCATCAAGTTATGTGTCTGATAGAATAGTTAAAGGTGGTAAACAAAAACACGCACAGGAAGCTCACGAGGCTATACGACCAACAACACTTAAATATCCATTTTCTAAAAAAATGACAGTAGAACAACAAAAAATGTACACATTAATCTATAAACGTACGATAGCTGCTTTTATGAGCGATGTATTATATACAGAGGCGACCGTGTATATAGAAAATGATCAAATGAGTAAGGATTATATGTTTATTGGAAAACATAAAATAATTCAGTTTCAAGGATGGTTAAAGATATATAATGACGATGGTAAGTATGAAGAATCGAATGTTGATGGTTTTGTTGCTAAATGTAAAAAAATGCAACATGTTGAAGCAAAAACAATTACAGGAAGATGTACATGGACTATACCACCGAGTCGCTATAATGAATCATCGTTGGTGAATATTCTAGAAAAATCAGGAATAGGGCGTCCATCTACATATGCTTCTATTATTTCAAAGTTAGTGGACAAGATGTATATTCAAAAATCAAAAGAAGTACAAGGCAAAGAAAAGAAATATACAAATTATATTCTCGATGTTAAAAAACAAAAGATTGTTACTCAAGTTGAAGAAAAGTTTGTAGGATCTGAAAAGAATAAACTTGTTCCGTTGAATATTGGAAATATTGTTAATGAATATGTATCTAAAGTTTTTCCGAACATAACAGATGCAAAATTTACATCTGAAATGGAAGCTAACATCGATCTTATTTCCAATGGAGGATTATATTACAAAAAGTTTTTACAAGATTTTTACAAAAAGGATTTTGAGATCCGTTTTTTGAATGCGATGGTTCTAATAAAAACAAATACAGGAGATACCAATAAACAACAGTTAGGACAAGAAGAAATCGAAATAAATGATAAAAAAATCGTTGATGTTATGAATGACAGTCGTAAAACATGTATATTAAGAAGCACAAGATATGGTCCTGTTATCGAAATAAGGAGTAAAGATTCTTCAGAAAAAAGTGTTTATATAAACATCAAACCATATTTACAAGAAACAAATAAAAAACTAAAGGACTTAACGGTGGACGAAATTAAAACGTTCATATCATTACCACTAAATCTAAAATACAAAAACGATTATTATTCTTTACTATTTGGGAGATATGGATTTTATATAAAGAGTGAAGAAAGAAATCATAAGATATACAAGAATTTATTGGGGTATGTGTTTTCAGGTAATTATGAACTATTGATGAAATCAATAAAATTATAATATGTCATGGAAGCTATAGAAATTATTCTTAAGATCTGAAGAGAGGGAAGCATTCACATTTTTTTTCATAATGGGAGGGGAATTGTTTGTACAAATTATTGAATGTAAATTATCATATTGTTTTAATCCTATCAATTTAGAATCGGGAATGTTATTACCCGGTCTAAATGAATCTGGATACTGGTTGACAGCACTTGGTGGTGGGTTGGCAGACTTTAACGCGACCGAATGTAAAAAAACAGAATCCGCTTTATTTGGGTAATTTTTATATGTATCGTTGTCATCAAACGGTTCACCTGTATATAATCCACCATTCAAACTAGCAAGGGGTGGTGGTAAATAAACTGGGCAGTTATATTGAGTATTAGTTAGCTCGTGTTTATCAAACGGTATTACATTCATTATTTATTTTATATTATGAAAATATTTAAAGATGAATCTAACATTTTGTTACATAAATAAGTGATAAAAAAGATATGCAAGATTCAGAAGAATATTTATACGAAGTGATAAAATGTATTTACGAGTGTAAAAGATTCCAAGACGAAAATACAAAAGAAATGCATTATGTTTCAAAATACCCTAATTTATCCAATATATACCCTATGATTTTCAAAAAAGCATGTGAAAAAGATTTTGATTATGAAAAGTTTGTTTGGATGATGTCTATAAAAAAGGATGTAAATGAAAACAATGTAACACAACATAATGCGAGCATAAAAGTTGGTGAAAGGCTTGTTGACGAATATATTAAACCGAACTTAACTTAAATTGTAAGTTTCACACCATTTCTTACACATATTAACATGCTTATTTTGCAACTCGTCAATATCTGTAGTTGATAATTGTTTTACAGATAAGACTTTTTGTATATGCTTGATTTGATTAACTGTATATAATGTATTAAATTTTGTAAGAAGTTTTACGATTGTGGTAAAATTGTCTTTTATTGGAATTTCATGAATAATATTCTGAACTAAAGACGAGAAGATCTGTTCTATTTCTTTATTTGGTTCAATAAAATCATGAAATAAAATATATTTCTCTGAATTAGCAGGTCTACTCGTATTTGGTTTTAATATATAAAACGATCTATAACATACTGCGCATAATGCAATCGTTTTAATTGTATCCGTTGAAAAGATATCAAACACCTTTAACAAGAAATGTCCGTTTTTCTTTTGAAGACATAAAGCCGAATAAATCTCAGATGTAATCAGTCGTAACGACTGTTTTTCTTGATTATTGAAATCAGAGCTAAAATCAAATCCACCATCAGCTGTAATGAAATAACACGAGTTCCTTCCTACATGTTCACTAAACTCGTCTACATTTCTTTGTTTATAAATATCACCATTATTATTGCAAAAAAGTTTAATATTATTTTTAATAATGTATGATTTTGGTAATTTCCAACAAGGAATTTTCTTTTCATATGATTTTAAGGTAATACCATGTATTTCAGAATAAGGTATATTGTATTTCATATAAAATTCGGCTAAACACTCAATAAAACCACCAGGACCTTCTGCTATATGCGCAGTTTTATATTTATAAGACGATTCAACATCAAATATGTTAAAATCGTGTAATATTTCCCATAATTTAAAAAAAGCACGACTTATTGGTTTTTCATAAACAATTGTACATTTTGATGCAAAAATCATTTCATATTTATTTGTGAATTTCTTAAAATGATCCCATTTATCATCATTGTTAATCCTATTTTTCCATGAGATCAACTCTTGATTAAGGTTTTCATTGATAATTTTACATGTATGTATAAGGTTTTCATCATAATATTCAAAACTATTATTAATCGAATACTTAATACAGCAATTCATTTTCAAACATGTTGTAAAAGTTATCGTTTACTCGTTTAAATATCTTTTTGAAATACAAACCATCTGTTCATAAAGCTATAGCTTTTCAATTCGTCTGTCATACCTTCTACAGCATTAACGACAGCCCAATGTTTATTACCATTATTATATGTGATTTGAAGGCTGTCAAATAATTCTTTGAAGGAGCCAGTTTCTTTCAATCGTATTTTGTACTCACCTAGTTTTCTTTTAAGAAGCTCAAAATCAATTAAATATTCAGGAATGATCTTATTGATTGTTTCAAAGTATACATCAATCTGTTTTCCTATATTCTCATCTGATGTATTGTTCGTGATGAAATGATCATATTTTCTTTCAATTTGCCAGATTACTTTATCGTTCATCTTTCTTTGAATCTTATCTGTTTTTGTTTTTGTAAATTCAGCATTTATGATATGACCGTCAAGAGCTGTTCCGAAAAAATGGCCACCTGGTAACAATGATTTATTAATGTTATAGCAAAATGATTCCAGCTTTTGTATACTTTCAAAAAAGTAATGAATTGCGAATTGACAACTTATTAGATTGAAACCGTTATTCAACACATCGTGAAATTGTCCTAACAGAGGATTATCAATTCTTCTTTTATCAATCATACCATTGGATATTTGGGACAGAATTTTTAAATTATCATTTTGTGTCTTATTGATATACTCCTTTGTCCATTTTTGTCCTGCATCTAAAAGTAAAAACATCATGGATTGTTTATCAATATGCAATTTTTTGTAAAACTTTTCGTTATGAGCGCTTTCATACATTCGTTTATATATACCATGATTACTGTTCAACAAATTATCTTCATTATTGTCGACTCCTACAACCAATGTAAATTTGTTATCGATCCATTTTTGTAAATCACCACCCTGACCACAACCTAGTTCCAATAATTTATTTTCAACATTAAATGTTTTACTTCCAAATTTGTCGTACATGTTCGTTTTCTTTACCCAAAAATTATGAAAGTCTAACATTGGACGTGACTGGTAACGATGCCTAGGTGTATCTCTTGCATAATAAATGTATTTTGTATCCTGTTTTACCTCATCTTCACTCAAAATATGTTTACCAGTTATCATATCAATTGTTACAGGATCTATAATAGTTTGCCATATGTTTGTTACGGTATTGTAATTATTCGCAGTATTTTCAATTTTATTAGTTAGTTTGTAAAGCTGTGTTTTATCTTTTCTAATTCGCATAGGTATCCATTTCATATAACCTGAATTTGTTTGTACACTGTTATATGCAAATTCAACAATTATATCATCTACCAATAATTCTTTTGATATGGTTGTTAATGGGTTTTTTTTATTGTTCTCGATAGGTAAGTATGTAAAGTCATATAAGCGCTTTACTACAGTGGATGTGGTGTCGGTAATCATTTTATTTTTATGTTTATGCAAACGATCAAAAATATTCATAATATTTACATTTGCTTCAAGAGTACCTTTGTATGCGACAAACAGATCTACATATATACATTTCTGAAGCATGTTTTCATGTGTTTGAATATATGTTTCCTTACCAAATCTTACTAAAACATCTATACTGTTTTCCTCTGGAGGTTTCCATTTAAACACTTTGCTCCATGTCCCTCCGAACCTATCCATGCTCGTATCATTACTATATAAAGCACCAGGTGAAAGACCTATAGGAGTAAATATTAATCCATCTGTATGATACGGTAGTGTCAATGTTTTATCAAGTACTTCTGATGTATTCTCAAATACTGTTTTAGCTGTTAGAAATGTCTTGACTGTTATTGATAAATTTGATTTATTATCCCAATTTTCAATAGAAGTAAATTCTTTTAATATCTCAAGACGTTTTATCAAATCTTTTGATCGTACATCTACTCCATTCATAATATAAATATCAAATGCTAAATACAAATTAAGAACAATGCCTAATTTACCTTTTTCTACAAATTCTCCATCTAAAATAGTTGAATGCGCTTTTTTGTGTTGTATATTCAGTTTAATAAATTTTAGTTTATTATCAATCTTGTAAACTTGTTTTGATTTATCAACAAAAAACAATATCCTTTCTCCATCAGCTTTTTCAGTAACCGAATATTCTTTAAATATTGATGCATTTTCTAAATTTTCACTTAACAAATTCTTTTTCATTAATGTAACCGGTTGATATCGAAGATAAAACTTTCCAGGATTTTTCATGATTTCATCTAAACTAGTGGTTTTCAAATCTGGATTTACTAAATTGATGTACTCTCTTAAAGCATCCTTATAGTCCGTCTTTGTCATTAGTAAATCAACATTCCTGTTCGATTTTAATAATAATGCAACCGTTTTTAACATGTTCGTTAAAACAACATCAGACTTAGTAATCTTTTCTACATAAGGTAACGCCTCTATCTCAACCTCAAATGTTTCAATACCATTTGATAATGTACCAGATGTTGATAACCTTTTTGACATACCGGGAGGTGGTGTTGATTTGACATTTGTTAAATCTATTCTATGATCCTTTGTTGTAAATGTCCATCGTTCTTTAAAACGAAAGAATTTATCACGATTAGACAATTTGTTTACATACGATGATCGATACACATTGTCAACAGGATCCTCCTTATTAATATTTACTTTTAAATCATACTCAGTAATAAATACAGAATCAACATTTTTATTACGATTCTTTGTTATAATGTCAGCTCGGGTATCTTCTCTGATTACATTATATTTACAATAATTAACTATATTATCATCACCATACAAAGTTAAACGAACAGACGAATCTTCACCAACAGTACGAACATCCAACTGTTTTCTATTAATTGATTCTTGATACTTATAGTCATTTGAATATTTTAGAGATTTCAGCATTCTTTGAAATCCATCTGCATCAATATTTTCTTTTAAAAGTATCTCAAATTCAAATTTATTATCATTGGAAAATTTTAAATTTTTACCCAATGTTTTAATTTGATCCTCTGATAGATTCATATTTATATGGTTTGATTTCTTTACTCTGTATCTATATTTAATTTCAAATTTTAAAATAGTTTCATCAAACTATATATGTTATATTGATAAATAGAGATATAGTTCATAAAAAAAATATACTAAATTAAAAAAACATCCTACTTCATCTTATTACTTATCATATTTATAATATCTGCCTTTTTACATTTTAAAGAACCTATCTCTATTTCATGTTCGATACATATGTTTCTCAACTCATTTATGTTTTTCGTTGATAGCTTTGTTACATCTACGCTTCTTCTATATTTATGAAAACTATTAAATTCATCAAATGATGACTCGTTGTTTGTTGTTAATAATTCATATCCGTTCTCATCATCAAACTTAATAACCATGTACGAACTTTCATCTTCATTTGATTCATACAAATGATACAAATTACTTTTATTTACTATATATATGTTCATATTCATTATTTTACTCCAAAACATCATATAATTTTTGTTTAAATGGCTCATATCTTTAAGATCAACATTAGAACTGTTTACATAATCACTAATTTGTTTGTGAAGTTGTTTATGTTTACTTGTTATTGTTTTCAATAAATGTTGATATTTATCTATCAATTTCATTAAGTCTTCCGCATTATCTTTAATGTTACCTAATGGCTCGATAATCTTCAAAAAAACACTAGCAATACTTTTTAGAACAACTGTTTCAGTTTTTTTTGGACTAGGTCTTTTTGGACTAGGAATTGGTGACACATTCCTTGATTTGTTTCTAGGATCAAAAAGTTCGTGCCTTAATTGGTTTAGTTGTTGAAAAGCGTTGACCGGTTTATTGTATTGATACGACTGAACAAACTCATTTTCTTCAAATGTAAAATATATAGGTTTCTTAATATGACTTATTGTGTTACATAAATCATTAAATACAATTGTTTTGGTTTCATCTACCATGTCGTTTTTTCCTGATGAGTTACTTTAGTTACTTTATATATCTATATCAATTTTTAAATTACTTATCATACGGTTTTTTATATACTTATTCATTTTTTTCAAAGGTTAACAAATTAGATACATCATAAAATTCTATACTTGATATACTCTGTTTCGCATATTTCTTTTTAGCCATACTAAATTTGTTTACCGCATTTTTCTTGTTAATGTTATGTTTATCTTTTTCAATATCTTGCAATATTTTTGATACCTTTATTTTGTCATCCATGAGTACATCCTTAATTATATTCTCACATTCATCATTACCCGAATATCTTGAAGAGATTGCTTTAAATTGTTCATTTTTATCATCTTTATTTTTATCATCTTCTTTTGTCATTAGTAAATCACTGTCAACCTTTTCAAAAGATAATTGTTCTTGTTTATCATCAGTATACACTACACTAATTTGTAGGTAGTTTTCTATTTCGTTAAGAATACTCTCATTAATTTGTTCTAAACTAAAAAAAATACCATTATTATTTTTTGTATATTGAATATCATACTTTTTTAATATCAAAAATATATCGTAATGATATTTTGCATCTATTTGTTTTAATGTATTAACCAATTCTTTTACATTCAGCATCTTTATTGATATATAAGTAAAGCGTTCATCTTATAAATATTGTTTTACATCGTATCTAAGTCTACATCCTCTTCCTCGTCCTCTTCATCATCCTCATCATCCTCATCATCCTCTATATCATTTTCATTGTCTTCCTCCTCTTCGTTGTTTACAATTATCCCATTTTCCTGATCATCATCGTTTATTACATCTATATCCTCGTCATCATCTTCCTCATCCTCATCCTCATCCTCGTCATCATCATTTTTCTTAGATAAATAGTCTTTACTTTTTAATGAAATGATATCTGACTCTTGAATTATTTCATCTTCAAATGTATCTTCTATTTCAGGGTGATCGTCATCATCATAATCTACCTCAACATCTACAAACGCAGTGCTATTTTCCAATTTAACTATTTTTCCAACTGCTGATATTTTTTCGTCATTAATTTCAAACTTTTTACCCACAATTTCAACATCTAACAGCTGATTGGGTACGATCTTGTTAAAATCGATATTACCATCAGACCTTATATTTAAACTGTTTTTAGGTACAATAATATCCATAATCGCTTTGTACTCATTATTTTCATCAATAATACCCGATGAACATAATACACCAAAATTGTTACTATTTATAACTTTGCATTTTATGATACTTCCATTTGTTGGATTACATACAAGGGCTTTAAATTGCACATGATAATTTAAAAAACCATGAAGTGAATGTGCTTCAATATAACCTGTTGAGATTTTTGTAATAGATATGCTATTTTTTTTAATATATCCGTGTTTAGAACATTTACCTTCATTCTTTTCTATTAAATGTGTTAACAATTTTTGTGAAAAAGATTTATTCATGTATTTGGGAGAAAGTTTAACTTTTTCCGTAAGAAGAGAAGGCACAAAGCTATTATTGTCCATTTTAAATTTCAAACATATATTTTATTTAGTTTAAATCAATTTTTTGTTTATAACAGTATCATGATATAATTTGACTAACATTGGTCTAAGATACCGATCTTTTATATTACGAGTTATATACTCATACAAAACACACAAATTTTCTTTCTTTAATTTTTGAACATAAGTTTGTATTTTATTATATTCCATTTTACCTATTGCCGATTCGATATGTTCGTACATTATATTTTTAGTATACTGTGAAGTTTGTACACAGATTGCCCCACTTATTTTTTTTTTGTTTTTGACAATATTACTTTTTGATATCTTAAATGATGATGCCTTTTGTTTTGTTGAAAACTCAGACATACCTAAAAGTTCATCTATATTGATTTTATTCAATTTATCATTTCCTTTTTTTACTATATTTTTCATATGATTAGCTAGCTCTCCTTGTGTCGTTTTTACTTCTTTTCCTACATCATTGTACACAACTATCTTATCTTGTTCGTAATTGTACACTTTCTGTATTTTATTTAAATCATTAACAAAGTAAATTAAACCATCTTTTAAACTTTCCAATAAACTGGTATCCCTAATAGCATACTTTTTATAATAATTAACAAAACTTGTATGTTCATAAATGTTCATCTTATCAATAACCATACTCCAAATAGTTTGCTTGTTAAGTTCATCTGCTACATACACTGTGGAAAGTATGTTCTCTATTTTTTCATATTCGTCATGCAGTCTTTTAGTTGCACTTAAAACGATGCTCTTTGGAGAGACAACTGTTTGATCAATAATACCATTATTTTCAAACACATTACCAACCTTTTTGTTTTTTTTATCCTTCCAATATTTAAGATGCAATTTACTTGGTCTTTTCAGATACTCTTTGTATCTTAAAAGTATCGGTACCTTTTTATCATCCAATTTTAATGGATGAACTATATACTTATTTGAAGAATGAACTATATACGAATCAATACCTCTAAATTTGAAAGTAGTTTTTTGATCAATTATTTTAGACAACGCATATTTTAATATGGATTGATGGTCTTGAGATATGTTTATGAATGCATTTAATATTTGATTATAAGTCATAAAAGTTACATCTAATTTTTTAAATAATGCAAAAATTCTCGAAATGTATTGATTTACCTCGTATGATAAAACATTAAAATTAAGACTCTTTTTTATAACTTTCGATTTTGATATTTTCGGTATGCATTCTATTTTGCAATTTTGAAAATCGCATAATTTACTATTATCCGTGTCACCAAGCCTTAAATTATCTATTTTAGTATTTTGAGATGTTGTTATTGATATTTTTTTATTGATCGTATCTTTATCGAAATAAAGAACATTCTTGTTAAGATTACAATCAACCGAACCTTCCTTCAGTATTCGTTCTATTTGTGATATTTTCTGTTGTTTAATTTCAGATATTCTATACATCCTTAGATCAACCGACTCTTTATCGTGTAGTTTTGGAATAGTATTTGCATGCAAGTAAATGGTTGTATTTCTTTCATCAGATGGTAAATTAATATGACTATACCTACGCACACCTCTACCTACAATTTGTTCAACTTTACTCATATTAAACCAAGGTTCGAGTAGATGTATTTCTCTAACATTCTTAAAGTCTACACCCTCTGTAGCTACCTGTGAAATGATGACTATTTTAATCAAGTCACCATTGCGATTTTCATAGGAACGAATAGTCGATATGACACTTTCTTTGGATGGTGTAAGTTTACTATCACCGCTTATTATTGTGTATTCGTACTTTCTTTTGTTTTTATTATTATTATCGTTTAATAGGTTTTTCGCTTTATAGCGTGTATAGCCTTCTGATTCAAGTGCTATTGCAACTGGAATGACACCAGCATCTATATATTTTGAATATACTATAACTATTCCTTTTGATTTTTTGATATATTCTACTATACTCTTTATTTTTGGCGAATATTTTCCCAAATTATTTTCATCAAATACACGAACAGACAGACTTTTATATTTAAATTGAATGCTAGACTTTGAAGAACTATAATCCATAATAGACAATAAACCATTCTTCCCAATGTTGACTATCGAACTTCCTTCATTCGGATAATATATATTCGATAACTGAATTCTTTTTTGCATATCATTGTTTTCATCATCTTGCTCAACTTCTTTCGATATTGTTTCAGTTTTATAATCGATCGTCTTATAAATAGAATATTGATCATCACTCATAGTTGATTGTATTATTTCGGTAAATTTTAACATTTCATTTTCTGGTATTATATTATTATATACATCTTTGGTCGGATATTGAACTAACACATTGGTATCTTTATTTATACTCGGGTACAATCTTAAAGGAAAGGTGAAAGGATTTTCACCACGCATATAAGACACATGTTTGTTCGCAAACCTTATCAACTTGTTCTTATATATGTCATACATTGTTCCATTTTTATTAAACAAATTATCACTAGGTAGCAACACTTGTGTTCCTTTTTCAACAGAATACAGTGTATTAAACAACCATACAATTTCGGAATAATCATCAAACATAGGGGTTGCTGATAAATATAATACACGCAAATTAGAAGAAAACTTTATAACATCTTGTAATAACACAGGAATCTTTTTCATAGATGTATCATTTGATCTTAAATTATGCACCTCGTCGATTATGATTAAACGGTTTGAATAGTTTTTAAAAATGTAATTTGCAAATTCATTTTCAGATAATATTGTTTTCTTTTTTTGAATTTCATTTGAAAACTGAAGATATCCTTTAAAATCGTAAAAGTTTTCAATGTTCTTTTTTACCTTCTTTAATAATTGTTTTTTAGGAATATTTTGCCAATTGTGTACCATCTGTACATATTTGTTACCGACACACGCATTATCTATATCTTTCAAATCAAATAACTCGTTCTCAAAGTTTTGACGAATTACTTTGTTACTTAAAACGATCGTCTGTTTCATATTTGAATACGAATTATGAAAATTCTCTGCGATACTTATTGATGCACAAGTCTTACCCACACCAACACCATGAAATAACAATAAACTTCTATTCTTTGTGTTTAATGACATAAACTTCTTCAAAAAGCGCTGATTTGGAGATAACTCAAATATTGACGAGATAGTATCATCTAAATTTGTTTCATTGAAATTATCTGAATATTTATCTAAAAAGTATTCGGGTAACTGATGCTTCAATTTGTGATTATAACGGGTCGACAATTTCTTTTTCAAAATATATAATTTATTCTCAATTTCTAAAGCATCAGTTTGATTATATGTTGTTACGTGTTTTTCCAATAAATTATAAACATGTTCTTTGATATTATTGTTACTTGAACCCATTCAAACCCTTTTAATTTCTTATATATTTTTATTCAATGTTTTCGAATTTTTTACATACTACATCATTAACCAGTTTAAATGTTTCTATTTTTTCTATATTTCTACCATTTAGTTTCGAATTTACTATGGCATACGGAAACCATTGCACATCTCTGACCTCCTTTGATTGTAACGCATTTCGTTTATCAAATAATACTTTTTGGTCACATGGACGCATATATTTTGAGATATAATAGACATTACGATATCGAATTTTGTTTGTACTTAAATAAATCTCTTCAAAATATTTTGAAGAATCCCCAAAATATACATCTGCTATCTTTATATTGCTCTCCTCGTTAAACTCTCGAATAGCACATTGAAAATCCTTTTCGCCTAACTTTCTTCGCCCTTTTGGAAACTCCCATTCTTGTTCTTTCAAAAAGGATCTACATTTATTTATTCCAATATTTAAACTAAAAGAGATCGTATCTGTTTTAGTCTTAATAAAATATCCATTTTTTATTGTTGTAAATTTATCTTTCATATTCTTATAATATGAGGATGTGTGTTTATTATCTACCCATAACGCATTCCATATAGCATCAAATGTATTCCTTCTTAAAAAGTCTATTTCATCTTTTGTCATCATTTCGAGCATTCGAATTATGTAATTTTTATTTTGTATATTATAGTTTCCTCTTATAAACTCGACATAACTTAGCGAGTCTTTTCTTTGAATCATTAGATACATTGGCCTTCTGTCTGACATTTTGTAACAAATAACTCCATAACTTGTGGTCGGACAGTTGCAATATTTTGATGTATGTCCAAATATACCACAATTAATACATTGAATATCTTTTCTTTTATTATGCGAATTATGCGAATTATGTTGAGAATTATAAAAAGAATTATTATGAATCATTTAAAAAGAAACAAGATACTTTCGGTTAAAATAACATTGATGATTTTTTTTAAATAGAATTGAAAAAAATAATATTGTTCATAAATAATTATAATATAAAATGAAACCAATGATATGGGGAAAGTACGTTTGGATGTCGCTTCACTTAATAGCATTAGGATATCCCATCAATCCAACTCAGGAAGACAAAAACGCTTACAAAAACTTTTTTAATGATTTCCACAAAGTTATCCCTTGTGTTGATTGTGCGCACCATTATAAAAACAATCTAAATGATGTTCCATTGACTGATACAGTTTTTAGTTCACGAAATAAGATTTTCGATTGGACAGTTGAAATACATAATAAAGTTAATGTAATGTTGGGAAAACCTGTCATTACCAAAGAACATGCATATAATATATTTACTAATCAAATTATCGCACAAAACGATATTATTAGCAATTCTTTTAAAAATTTATTATTTCCTCATGTCATTTCAACAAGCATTGCAAGAAAAATGTGCATATTCATGAATTTCATAATAATTGTGATGGTTTTATTATATTTTTTTAGAAAGCGATAAATTACCGAAATATCTTTTTAAATGCTGGTAAAAACTTCTTAAGCTCTTTTTCTTTCGATGTTCCTTCAATGAAACACTTTATAATTACAGATCCTCTTGAACCATCTTTTAACAACACCCCATTGTTTAAAAACACAATAGGCTCTTTCACATTGAAATATCCATCCTTTTCAAGTTTTATATGTTTATCATTCTTACCTAAGGTAATGTAATGTGTGAATCCACATAACATTTCCTCAAGCTTTATACAATGCTTTACGAACAATGTATTATCTTTCATAGATATTGATGATTTTGAAAGATCGTGTTTAATGGTAATATTAAGATGATGTTCTTTTATAAACAACTTCGAGTTATGCTCTTGACCTGGTAATATATTCATCTCACATATAAAATCGTTTTTTATTTTTTTATTTCCTTTACATAATATACATTTTTTAACATTAGTTTTTATTTTAGAATTTCCGTTACAACTACGACATACTGTTGGAAATGGAAAACTATCACAATATCCTCTACCTTGACATGTGATACATTGTATCATACTTGAAAAAGTAGCACCTTCACCGTTACATTTAGAACACAACAGATCCCTTGTATATGTTATTTTCTTTTCACATCCGTATATGATATCATCCAATGTTAAAAAAATAGTTTCAGGTTTATTAGTAATAGGTGGGGTAAACGTATTATCCTTTGAAATTTCAGGTTCTTTATTGAACATCATATTGCTGAACAGGTCCTCAAAATGAAATATTATTTCGGTCGGATCAGAAGTAAAAAATGTAGCATTATGACCATTTCTCATCATGTCTTCTGAACAGTTAAATTGATCATCAATTATATTGTTATCATACAAATGTTTTTTATCTGAGTTCGATAATACTTCGTAGGCTTCTTGGATTTTTTTGAATTGGTTATCGTTACCATTATTCTTATCAGGATGATATATAATTGCCTGTTGTCTATACGCTTTTTTGATCTGTTCTGAGGTAGAGTCTATATCAATATTTAAAATTAAGTAATATTCTTTTTCGTCCATGCATTTCTTCCCGAACATTATTAGGTAGGTTTAAATGATTATAAAAAATATGAACTATTTAAGTAGATTTTATAAATAAAGAATGACTACTAATCCGTATTCTGTTTTAGGAGTATCGCCGAATGATGAGATTCAATTAATTAAACAAAAGTATAAACAACTTGCACTTAAAATGCATCCAGATAGAGGGGGGTCTACCACATTGTTTAAACTGTTACAATTAAGTTACGCTAAAATACTTGAAGAATATAAGTTGAAACAAATTGACAAAGCATTTGACCAATTAAAAAGTGAGTTTGAAGATTTTAAAGTGGATCAAGAGCAAACACAAAAAAGAAATGTAAATCTTGATTTTAAAGTGGACCAAGTAAATCATACAGATCAAAATGATTTTAAAATACATTTTAACAAGGTTTTTGATGAAAATAAACAAAAGAACCCACATGATAGAGGTTATGCGGAAATGATGATAAAATCAACCAAAAACAGAGAAGACATTAAAATTGAAAATTCCATTAAAAGCTTTACGATTGATAAATTCAATGACGTGTTTGATGGTTCAGATTCACAAAATGCAAAGCAAATATCCAAAAGATGTGTACCTACACCTCATTCCATCTCAAAAGAACTGGCTTTTACTGAATTAGGAGTGAACCAAATAAATGATTTTTCAGGGGAAAACAAAACTAATAGACATCTTCATTATATGGATTATCATGTCGCATATTCAACAAGTAAATTAGTTGATAAAAAATATATTAAAACCACACCTGATTACAAATCTGTACAAGACTATGAAAAACATCGTGAAGAACCTTTGAAAATGTCAGACAAAGATAGCAAAGCATATTCACGGTATCTTAAAAAAGAAGACAATAAAATGAGACAACAGTTTGAAAATCAAAAAAAAACAGATCAAGAAATAAGCGATAACTTTCAAAAAGTTAATAAACTAATGATGCAACATAGAAGATGAACAAGTTAAAATGACATATCATAAACATTATTTTCTATATAAATTCATAAAATATCTTTATCCTCATTATCTAATGCTAATGTGTTTTCATCGTTTTTACAAATATCGATCACAAAGCTTTCGAGAGCAATATCAGGCCTTGTTTGTTCTGAATTCTTAAATCTTGCATTGAAAGCTTCTATTGCAGACGCAGAAATAGAAGGGGACTCTGACATTAACCTTTCATATTCTTTAAGACTATAAGAGGTAAGCACATCAGCTGGATCTCTTTCTTCACGAGACATAGCTAATTGAAGGTTAATATAACGATAGAAACTACCGAATTGTTTCGCTATCGATAAATGATCCGCTGTTTTTTCTTCAGAATTGTAAAATTGTTTGAGTGCCTGAATAAGACTTGAAAATAAACCTACACCGCCTACACCAATTAATATGGAGTCTTTTATATCTTGATCATCAACACTTGCAGCACTTAAGCTTGCACCGGATGCAATAATAGTGACAAAAATAGCTGATAAAGAACAATAATCCGAAAATTTCTTCCACTCACCACCGGTTGTTGCATGCATAAATCTTAAACCAGCAGCTTTTTCAGCCCAACGCTTTAATAAAAATTCCATATTATATGACCAACTTTCTGCATTTACTTTTTTTTTTAGATTCGTATATCTTACTTGTGCTAGCGCCTCTGCTTCGTCCATTCTAGTATTGCTCTTTGTTAAAGGCTAAGAAAAAAAAATATCTAGATTTGAGCAGCAACCAAATCATTATGACATTTGTTTTCATTCTCTCTTCCGTAAATTACAATATCAAAATCATCTGGACTTTCTACGTTGTGATCTTTTAATATTTGTTTCGATATAGTTTCTGCAATCATAGGAGAATCGTTCATAAGTCGCTCTAGTCTGTCTTTTGTTTTTTGTATAAATTCGTCAGCATCAGATCTCTCTTCAGGGGCCATACTCAATTGTATTGAAATATCGCGAAATAAATTATCATACAACTTACATGTTCGCATATGGTTAGAACATTTTTCATCTGGTTTCAAATACTTTGACATAGAAGCTAAAAATGCAGCAAACAAGTTAAGAGCTCCTGTGGCATACATCCATATTTTGTATTGTTGTGAATCAACAGCTCCAAACGATCCTACACTTGTTAATGTTGTTAATAATATGAGAGGAATGGTTAATCTTCCAGACATTGTTTTGTATTTTTTTGCATTTTTACTATGCATATCTCTGTGTAAAAGAGCTTGGAATGCCCATGTCCTTACTAAATTTTCTAAATTAAAAGTCCATTTATCTATGTAAATTGATTTGTCATCGGTATTAAACTCTGAATCATTCATTTATCTTTTATATAAAATATATTTGTCTAGCAAATGGGCAATTATTTTCGCAATAAATAGCGAAAAGTAATCACTTAAACACTATTGTTGGTGGGAAGCATGTAATGAATCATAGCACTCTACGGTGGTCTTCAAAAAGCTCAACATCCCGACTTGATGCGGTGTTTTTGGGGGACTCATGGGTCGACGGAACTTGGTGCGGTTATCACACCTGGCCAATTCAACTTGCGGTGCAGCAAGATTGGAGTTATCTGAACGTTGGAAAGGTAGGAAAATGCATGCCAGACCTGGCCCGTCAAATGGCGCTGGTTGCCTCTGAACTGGAAGCGAATAAGCTTGTAGTGGATTCGGAAACACTGTGGATAATACACATGGGAGGAAACGACTTGCTCCATGCCATATTTCCAAATTTCTTCTGGCAAGTTCTAGATTTGGGACGTATGCATCTGAGCTATTCCGTCGGCAGTCAGCTCGTGCCATCGGTGGGAGACTGGATAAACACGTATACTGGTTCAAAAGTCAATTACAGCGATCCCACCTCTTTCCAAGACGAGTATAGAACCTGCTACCCGAGCGCTGGTCGACTCATAGCGCATCGAACGTTTGGAACGTTGTCGCAACTTCAATCACAATTTGGCGCGAATCGTTTCCTTGTCGCATCGAATACTACGTCGTCAGCCATGCCCCTTTGTAGACTTATTTCCTTCGCAGTGTCCCCTTTTCGCGGAATAAGATTGATCGACTTCATCGCGCTTACGGTCGGTTTACAACTAGTTCAGGCCTTAACAAGTTTTGTACACGCACACGAGAGCAAAAAGGAAAAACGCCCGCAAGTATGGTTCCTCGACGAGGATGTGCTCTGCAGGAGAGCACGAGCTAGCCACGCCACTTTTGATTGGCGATGGGACGGATTTCACCCTCTGTCAACAGGCCACGCATATCTTGCCAAGGAGTGTGCGCTAGTTCTTGAAAGGTCCGAGCCGATGGAGCAGGTTTCGCAACGTAAGATGAAGCAGCTTGAAACAATCGTCGCTCATGAATGGACTGTACGTGGTCTTGTTGAGGGCTGTTTTGCTCTGCTGTTGACGGGTATAGTCGGACTCCTTTTGGGTGTCTTGGTCGGGATTCTCCGTTTTTATTTTTGCTTGTGGGACTGCTTCTGCATCTCCAAAACCAAGGAACCATCAGTCACCCAGATAAAAGCTCAAGACAGATTCCGCTCAAGACGAGTGTCTGATGAGTGGAAAAGCTCAAAGCGACACTTCGACAATCAACGATCAATAGCGGAGCAGCTGAAGAGTAGTGTTGACTGAACAGATCGTGTAGACACGTTCGCGTGAGCACTTGTTGGACCAGTGAGCACTTGTTGGACGACCCTATGCATATGATTCCGATGATGTAAAACAAATGAATAAACTTCAAAAAGAAAGGTAAGAAAATTTCATTCTATTACTTTAAAATGACAAATTGTTATCGGTTAGAACACATACACAAAAAAGGATCTTTTCCTCTAGATGACGTTGTTGACGCAACGTTCATCATGACAATGGAGAACAGTTCACGCCACAAACACATCTATGACCACATTGTATCCAAAATCCCGGTTTCGAACATTTACATTCAATTCAACCAAAATTTCAAGAAATGTGAGAAAGGGACCATTACTAATGCATATCAAGATCAACTACATGCATTCAAAAACATCTTTCGACTAATTGGAAGTTTAAGTTATATTATGATAATCGAAGATGACGCCATTATATCAGAGCGATTTCAGGATAGTGAGATACAAACAGACGTTTCTACCTTCTTAAAAGATAATGTTGTAAAATGCTACAATCTAGGACCTTGTCCATATGTACCAAACCCCTTCTATCTAGCAGCTACTCACAAACATAATATTGTTTCATTATCAACCCATTGTTGTATATACCATACATCATATACATGTTTATACATCGAAAAAAAAAACCCCAGCTATTTGAACTACTTGTTCTTTACGCCACCAGCTTTTGATACGATGAACTCTTTCTCTCAAGGTTGTTACTCGTATAAGATTCCCCTTGTTTATCAGACATACTTTACAAAAGATGCTCTTATGAATGATATTCTGATCGGCAAAATCGTTAAAGTTTTTCATGACCTAGTCTTCATCAACGGTGTGGAAAACGGGTTCGACCGAGTCTATAGGATCGGTAAAGTCATATCGTTCATTTTACTGACTACGTGGATATATTTAATGATATTATTGTATAAAAAATTAATAAAATGAAAAAGTACGTTTTCACATTGACCACGATGTCATTGATCTTGACCGTGTTGGAAAACCGTTCATGTATGCCCAATTCAACAAAGGTTTAAAGTAATATGATAAAAACATACACGATTTAATCCATACAAACGAGAATATTTGTAATGTTGATAAATGTTGCCAACAAAACAGGAACATACCATACATAGTTCATTTTATGAGAACCAAATTAGAATACCTATCAAATATACAAGTTCATCATAATTTATATTTTAACTCACCAAAAAAACTTACAAGTGATAAATAAAAATGAATTGGAAAGTAATTACAGATATATTGAATACGTATGGGTATATTAGTTTTATTAACTTTTCATATTCATTTATTATTTCACTTCCTATATGTTTAATTGAAGACAAATTAAAAATAATACAGAGAACAGAATTATTTTCAAAAAAATAGAAAATTTCATTTGTCAGTTAAAAAATAAACTAAAATACGATTCTTTTTATGAAATTTTAACTGTTTTAAAGATTCTTTCGTTAACATAAAATAAGAACACTAATGCCAGTTGAAGATTTGGATTTTTTATATAAAAATAGTGTCAAAGAAAATCTTATTGTTTTGATAGATAGTCAAAAAAGAGATCAATATAGGTGGAACGAACCAAATGATTTTCAAATCAACTTTACAGAACCCTTCAAGTTTATTTATGGTATCGATGTGTTAGATGTAACCATCCCAAGAACAATGTATTCCATTGAAACCCATAATAATAATGTTACTTTTAAAGTTGGGCATGGAAAGTTAACAGACACATCACAATATGTAAGCTTATCAATTGATGAACGTGATTATACTATATCAGAATACATTGACGAACTTAATTTGATGTTGAACGATTACAATTTAACAGCTGAAGTTCCAATTACAAAAGTGAGTGAAAACAGAAAATCAGTTTTAATGTTTACCAATACTGAAAATCCACCCAAACCATTCGTGTTTAATATGAAAACTTCGAGTATGGCCGATAATCTTGGATTTAATCAAGTATCATCATCCAAATACAATAATATGTATCAATCCATTGATTATGATTTGAATCTTTATGCAAGTGTCCCAACGGATAAAATCAAATATAGTATTGACTTTTTATATGACGAATTTACCACTGAAATCAATACGTTCATGCAAATATTGTTTCATAATGATGATAAACCTATTGATGATGAACTTGAAGAAATTGAGAATGCACAAATATTCAGTGATGTATCTGCAGTTCTCGAAGATGTTGGACAGTTTGTATCTTTCTTTATTAATGGAATTACTATTGTCAACAATAAAGAATCTTTGAGAGACCAGCCTTTTTCTATTTATGAAATAGATTTATCAGATGTTAAAACAAAGAATGAAAGAGATACAATATTAGAACTTTTCGTTCAAACATTAAAAATTAGTGCAAACGAAGACAATATGTTCAACCTACATACATTGGATACTTTAAAACAATATAATATTACATTACTCACCTCACAAAACGATATATATAAATTTGATGAACATAACAGTTTTACAGTTGATGAAACAAAATCAGATTATACATTCAAGTTAATACCAATAAAAAACAAAGGAAATGTACTACATTACATATATTCTCCAAAATTACACACAGTAAATATTAAATATGACCTGACTTTTATTAGTTCGTTTCAATTGACTTCAACAGGTGTTTTAAAATTATACGGCGAACGATATGTTACTATTCATTGTGATAATATTGAAAATCATTTGAGAGGTAGTATGATGTTCAATGATTATTCACCTGGTTTGGCTTTAGTTAATTTAGGAGTTCAAGGTTATTCGCAAAGTAGAAATGACTTTTATGGTGTCGTTTATAAAGAATTTCACCCAATTGGAAAACTAAATCACTTACGATTTACAGTCAGACGGTCAGATGGACTTCTGTATGATTTTAAAAATGTAAATTGGCATATGCTTATTTCAGTTAAATATTATGTAATGAAGAATGTTCGTAAATTTAGTACTTCAATATTGAATCCAAATTATAACATTAACTTTTTAGAATATCAAACAAATTCTCAACGCATAAAAGATCGTTTAGGTAACTCTTCAGATAATTCTGATGAATATGATAGTGATGACGAATCCGATCACGACATTGATGATGTTGAATTTAGAGATACATATCTTACTCCAGAGAGATACTTAAAAGAAAAAATGGAATCTTACAATTCAGAAACTGATGCGAATAGTGATACAGATAGTGATGAGTGATGAATACTTTAATAATATTTAAATATCACTCATATGTTAAATTATGGATAAGTGTCTTCTTCTTGATTTTGATGGTGTGATTTTAAATAACAAAACTGTCAACGACAATTTATCCAAAAGGGCTTCGTTTTTTTTATCTGAAAATACACATTTAACACCCGAACATGCATTAAAAGTTAATCGTAAACAATATAAAAAATACGGACATACATTGTACTTAACGAACGAGATTAATAAAAAAAACAAGTTTAAAAAAAAAATGACAATTCAAGATTTCAATGAGTATGTATATACAGACGACTTTGTTAACAAGTATTGTTTAAAAGAAATATACGATGACGATATTGTATTGTACAAACAATGGTATGAAGTGATTAAATATGTAAAATACAAAAAAATGATTGATGATGTGTTCATTTTTAGTAATGCACCAAGTATGTGGATTGAATCTGTTTTAAAAAAATTCGAAAAGTTAACTTCTATTAGTCTCGATATTGAGAATGTAACAAGTGTTCCTGAGAAATTTAATAACAAATTGAAACCAGATATACGACCCTTTAAACAATTTACAGAAACCTATAAATATGCAAATTATATATTTATCGATGATAGTGAAACTAACTTACAATATGATAAATGGATAAATTGTTTATTTGATCCAAACGAAAGAATTATGGACAGAGACGACCAAATATATGTTATAAACTCACCATACGATTTGTTTAAATTGTTGTAAATAAATTAGAATTAACGGAAAGAAGCAAACTGATCACCATCAAATGCTTCTATAACAGATCCGTAACTGTTCGTATTTTTAAAGAAGTTGGTTCTGGTTGGTGTTACGGTATTCGTTTTAGAAGAGGACGAAGATCGAGGTGGTATAACAGAGGCAAGTGTTGACGAAGTTCCAGTGGGTCTAGAGGGAACAGAGGGAACAGAGGGAGCAACAGGA